AGAGTTTGATATTGTTTCAATGTTGACTTCTCAATATGCAGAAGCTATTGGTCAAGAAATTGATGCTCAAGTCTTTAATGAAGCATCGACAGTATTTACGCCTCTATTGAATGCTGTTGGTATTAATCAAGTGGAAACACTTACCAATACCCTTGCCGGTCTGTCTGACTGGAGAGTAACATCTAATGCTATTGCCCAATTGTCTGGTAATAAATTAGCTGGTGCAAAATGGTATACGCATAGAACTTTCTTCCATTACCTACGAGTAATGAAAGATGAATCAAGTAATGGTTTGTATGATCCGAATACAGGTATGGGTCCACTTGGATCTCTATGGGGTTTCCCTGTAGCACTGCCAGAAGGATTTGCAACCGATTCTACAGCATCGTCTCCAGTAGTTATTCTAGGAAACTTGATGAACTACAAGATTGCTGAAAGAAAAGGCGCAGTTAGTCTTGATGTTGACCCTTATGGTCGTTTCTTGAACGATCAAACAAGGTTCCGTGTAACAGTTAGATATCATGGAATGCCAGCACACGCTAGTGCGTTCTGTCAAATCAACGTGTAAAGTTATATTAAGGGGTGGACTTATTATAGGTTCACCCCTTTATTTATTATGGAAAAAAAATTTATATGTTCTAACGGACACAAAAGCGAGAAAAGAGATAGAAAATGTAAAGTTTGCGGTTGTGAGTTTATTTACAGAAGATCAATAATAAAACCTGCTAGTAAAGTGAGGACCAAATAATGGCAGTAGAAAGCAATGCTCTCTGTTCCTTAGATGAGGTTAAAAACTACATCGGAATGGTAGGGTCAAAACAAGTTGATGATGATTTACTTGAAGATTTGTCAAATAGAGTTACTCAATTATTTACAAACTTTTGTGAAAGGGATACGTTTAAAGTTAAAACATATACCGAGTATTATGACGGTGATGCTTCTAGACACCTCTTTGTTAATAACACACCTCTTATTTCAATTACTTCAATATATGATGATCCCGATTGGGTTTGGGGAAGTGATACATTATTAGTTGCTTCTACTTATAGAATAGTTGATGGTAAATATGTTACATTGAATGGTGAAGCTTTTAGTAGCTATGACCAATCAATTAAAATAGTTTATAGAGCAGGATATGAAACTATACCACTTGATCTTAAACAGGCAGCTATTGAAGAAGTAGTACGTAAATACAAACATAGAAAAGATTTCGATGTTCTTTCAAAAACTCTTGATGATGGGACAGCAGATTATATAGGACCAGAGTTAATGAAGTCAACATTACAGGTATTAAAGTTTTACAGAGTTAATTGGGTGTATTAATGATTAAATTAGACATCAAAACAACTCCTGGAACAGAGGCGTATATGTCAAAGCTTCCAAAGATGGTAAGAGAAGGACTTGTTTCAGGTGTTAAGGATTCAATTAATTTTGGAAAAGATGAAGCTAAAAAATCATTTGGAATGCCAAACAAACCCCACAATAAAACAGGAAAACTGAGTAATTCAATTAAAGCTAGTTTTCTTGCTGGAGTAAATCAAATCAAAGGAAGTTTAAGTTCAAATGAGGTATATGCAAGGATTCAAGAGGAAGGTGGAGTAATCAGAGCCAAAAACGCAAAGTATTTATCATTTCAAATTGGTGGTTCATGGGTTAAGGTTAGTTCTGTTACGATACCTGCCAGACCATATTTGAATCCTGCAATAATGGATAATCTTAAAGCTATAGAAGGAATAATAACTGCTTCTATTTTAAAAGGAGTTAAGTAATGCCATCAAGAAAAACAATTTTAAATACACTACAAGATGATTTGTCAAAGATTAAAACATCTCGAGGGTATTTAACAGACCCAACAGAGATCTTTCAAGGAGTTACTGGGTTTGATAATATTGTTCAAAGACCAACAATAAGTTTTGTAATGCTTGCTGATGAAGTAACCGATGAGTATTATGATGATAATAGATTAAGACAGATGACCATTTATATTTATTGTTATGCAGATGTCGAGCTGAATAATTACAACCCAGTTTATGATCTAGCAGAAGATATAGAAACATTTCTATATTCTACTGACTGGTCATTTACGGATAATACTCTCTTAGGAGATATTATTATTACACCTGGTGGTTCAGACAACATGAGAGCAATGTGTGAAGCAATCATAGTTGTCAAATACTGTCAAGAATTATAAGGAGGCATAATATTATGGCTGGATGCCCAGTAAATTTAGGTAGGAACGCAAGAATAAAATTAGGAACAGTAACAGTAGCACGAATGACATCTATGGATGTAACCATCGAAAATGAAACCATAGATATCACAGCATTTGGAGATGAATGGGCCAAATTCTGTCGTGGTATGCAGAGTTGGACAGCAACCATCGACGGTCATTTAGACCTTAGTGATGTATCTCAAGTATCATTAGTTGATGCTGCAGAAGGTGGAACTCTTGTAGATAATTTAAGATTCTACATTGATTCAACTAATTACTTTGCAAGTGATCTAATCGCTGATAGTGAAGCAGGTCTATACATTGACAGTTACAATTTTACAGCTGATAATAACTCAGTTGTTTCATTTTCAATGAGCGTAACTGGAGTTGGACCAATTGCCCGTTATCCTTAATATTTAAGTTTCAGAAAGGAGCAGTATAATGCCCAAACAAACATTTAACTTCCGAAAAGGGGATGACAGAATAATGTCTCCTCGTCAGTTTTGCACAAAAATAATGGATTGTAACCTATACGATTTCCTTGCGTTTCTAGTTTGGTATTTGAAACGTGATATGACTTGTATTCAATGTATAGAAACAAGAAATATGGGGTCCGGAGCGCCTCCTGATTGTATAACCTGCGGATTACCAACTGCAAGATTGATGAAAAGATATTTCGGAAGAAAGGAGCTATAATGAGAAAATTTACAACAACACAAAAGAAATCTGAATGGTTTAATCCATTTCCGGATGACAAAGAAGTAAAGATTAAAGTTCAACCGTTTTCACTGATTCATTTATCAAAGTTACCGACTGAAAGTACATTTGGTGTTTTGCAGATGCATGATGTTTTCATGGGTTGTGTTTTGGATTGGAAAGGAATTGTAGATGGAAAAGATAATAAAGTTATGCCATGCACAGAAGAAACCAAAGAAACAGTATTTGATCAGGATATTGAATTGGCAAGTTTAGTTGTTGCTCACGTAGTTTCAATAAAGTTGTCGGTTATTACGGAGAAGGAATCAAAAAACTTGTATCCCTTGCAGAATGGGCAGGAGACAAAAGAAGAAGTCTAACCTGTGAGGAATGCCAAATTTCAAGAGAAATGCTGTCTGGTAAACCACCGGATTGCACAACCTGTCCACCAAATGGTTATGTTTTAGCCATTCCTGAGAATTATGAAGTCCTAGAATTAATTACCTATTATCAAACTTCCTTTGTCAATTCAATGATGGGATTTAATGCAAATTCAATCATTCAAATTATGGAATTGGAAGGTGTTCAAGATAAAATTAAAACATTAAGAAAAATAATACTCTATTTAAGCGTTTATTTATCAAAACGTAGCGAGGAACAGGATGGCAAGAAATATTCAACAAGATTACGTGGTAACAGACAAAGCGTCGTCAGTGGTAAGCAGGGCTACTTCAGAAATAAATAAAGATTTAAGATCAACCGAAGCAACTGGAACTAAAACAAGTGGTGGTTTAGCTGCTGGATTTAGTAAAGCTCAGGTTGGAATTGCTGCAGTTGTTGCAGTTGCAACAACATTATACCAAACATTTAAAAAAGTGTCAGACGTTTATGGTGATTTTGAAGCTGAATTAGCCAATGTTTCTACTCTGGTTGATACTAGCGAAGTAGATATGAAAGCTTTGCAGAAACAGATTCTTGCCCTCCCAGTAGCTCTCGGTTCCGCTACTGAATTAACTAAAGGTCTTTACCAAGCTCTATCTGCTGGAGTAGAACCAGGCAAAGCAGTTGCATTTGTTGCTGAATCTGCTAAGGTTGCTAAAGCTGGTCTATCAGACGTATTTACAGCAGTTGATGCTGGCACAACAATAATGAACGCTTATGGTCAAAAAGCTGAGAGTATTGGAAAAATTAATGACCTCATGTTCACAACTGTAAAGTTAGGTAAAACAAATTTTGAAGAATTAGCTAAATCAATTGGTCGTGTTGCAACCTTAGCTGCTCAAGCAGGTGTTTCACAAGAAGCAATGTTTGCTGCAGTTGCTGTTTCAACTAAAGCTGGTATTAAAACTTCTGAAACAATGTCAGCTATGAAGGCAGCATTTTCAAACATAATCAAACCAGCAGGTGGAACTGCAGATCTAATAGATGAGTTGGGTCTTGAATTTAGTGCTGCAGCATTGAAAGGAAAGGGATTGGTTAAATTCCTTGAGGATGTTAAAGTAGCTACTAAGGGTGATTTGGACGTAATGGCAAAATTGTTCGGTAGTATTGAAGGTTTGAATACTATCCTTGCCTTAACAAGTGAAACAGGATCAAAAGAATTTGCAGAAGCAATGAAGGAGATGGATAGTGCTCAAGGAACAGTTGCTGTTGCATTTGAAAAACAAATTGGAACTTATAAAGCATCAATTGAGCAATTAAATTCTGCATTTGAAAAACTTACAATTATAATTGGTGAAAAGATTATACCACCTATTACAAAACTTATATCTAAGTTTGCAGAGTTTATTGGTAATACAGAAAACCTAAAAAATAGTCAATTAATGCCTTATTTTGAATTACTTGTGGTTGCATTTAAGGGCGTTATAGCTGCTTTAAAGTTACTTGAACCAATATGGGAAGCTCAAAAAGTTGTTTTTAAGGTTCTAGTTGTATTGATGAAACCTTTTATTGAGATTCTTAAATTATTCATTTCAGTTTATACTGAACTTTATAATTATGTATCATCAACAGATGCGTTCAAATTTCTTGTCGACTCAATAAAAGCTGCTGGCGAATGGATTGATAAAATGGGTAAGAAAGTTGATGATTTTATAGCTAAAATCAAAAAGTTGGGAACCGAAGCAATTAATTTGTTCAGTGGTGGAGAAAGTTCAGAAGGAATGAAGGTTTTTGCAGAGCAAATTGCAAAACTTCATGGATTTAAAGATCTTAAAAAAGATTTAGAATCAGTTAATAAGAAAACAAAAGAGTTTGTAACCGATCAATTAGTACTTGCTACAATTGTTAGCGGTATGAATGAAGATGTTGTAAAATTAATGAAGGAAATCAACAGACAATATCAAGTTGGTGGAAAATCAAGTGACGAATTAAGAGTCAAACGAGCTAAAGAGCAAGAACTATTAAGTAAAATTTCAACAACAATGAAAGACTTGAATGTTAAATATAGACAATTTGGAAAATTGTCTGCTGGTGCTGGAGGTCAAGTAATAATTGACTTCAAACAATTCTCTGCTGGTTCTGAAGTTGCTGCTGATGCTGAATTAGCTGCTAAAGCATTTGGAACATTGAAAGAACAATTGAATGCTGCGGGCACTGCATTTTCAAGATTGAAAGGAAATGAAGATGAGTTAAAAGGATTCAAGGATAGTATTGAAGGTATTACAGATAGTTTTAAAAAAATAACAGGTAAATTAGAAGTTAGTGAAATAGAAGATGTTGCAAGAATAAAAGGTAAAATTGAAACTCTTAAAATTCTTAAAACTGCATACGAGCAAGTTCAAATGGCTGCTGCTAAAGCTGGTGAATTTGATTTAGCAAAAGACATGGGTAAAGAAGTTAAAGATTTACAAAAAGATTTGGAAGGTCTAGCAAAAGATTTGACAGAAGCATTTGCTGATTTGAAAGAAGAAGTTCCACAAATTACAGTTAAATTCATGGGTGAAGGTTCATCTGTTGCTCCATTGTCTGATAAAATAAATGAACTTGCAGGAGAAATGAATGTGTTCTTTGGTAATATTGAAGAAGGAACACCATCTGTAAAAATACCATTTGAAGATGAAGATGGAAGACCTATTTCAGATGCTCTTAATCTAGTTTCAAGGGGATTCGAAGATATGTTTTGGGGTGCTGTTGAAGGAACAAAGACTTTGAAAGAAAGTTTTGCTTCTATGGCAGTTTCAATTTTGAAAGAATTAGCAATGATCGGTGCTAAAATGGCAATCTTTAAAGCTATTGGTGGTATCGGTGGAATGTTCGGGTTTGGTTCAACTCCTTATATACCAGGATTAGCTGGTGGTGGAACTGCAAAGGGAGGACAACCACATTTAGTTGGTGAGCGTGGACCTGAATTATTTATACCTGGAAGAACAGGAACAGTTGTTCCCGGAAGTATGGGGGGCGGAGGTGGAGCTACAAACTTAACTATTCAAAATAATGTAACAATGGAAGGTGGAGGTGGAGGTTCAAGTGAAGGTGATAGAAAAAGAATGGGAATGAACATCGCTCAAATGATCGCTTCACAAACAAAGATGGCAATTTATAATGAAACAAGACCTGGAGGGATTCTCAACGCAGGCGGACGTAGGTTCTAAACAGGAGGTATTATGGCAGCATTTCCAACAACCGTAACCCCAGTTAAATCATCTGGTAAAAAAACATCATCTCGAATACTTGAGGCACAGTTTGGTGATGGCTACACACAGCGGACAGGTGATGGAATTAACACTATTGTTGATACCTGGAACCTTGAATGGAATTGTTTAGATTCAACATCATATTTAGAAATGGTTAATTTCTTAGAAGCTCGGGGTGGTTATGAATCATTCACATTTATTCCCCCAGGTGAATCATCTTCTAAAAAATTCACTTGTAAAGAATGGAGCACATCACATCCAGGTAATTCAAAATATATATTAACAGCAGACTTTCTAGAAGTATTTGATTTATAAGGAGTATAACTTATGACGTTCCAGGCGGATATCGCTCAAGATGTTCAAAAAGCAGCTGTAGGAGAAATGATATTTCTCTATGAAATTGATCTTTCAAATGTAAGTGATGGATTAATTTTATATTTTACAGAAGGCACTCTTGAAGACTATACAGCCATTGAATTTAATAGTAGAACATATGTCCCAATTCAAATTGAAACAGAAGGATTTGATATTACTGGAGAAGGTCAATTACCAAGACCAAGAATCAGAGTTTCAAATGCTCTCTTAACATTTCAATCATTTGTAATTACTTGGGATGATATGTTGGGTGCAAAATTTACAAGAAGAAGAACTCTAAGAAAATATTTAGATGATGGTAGTGAAGCAAATCCCGCAGCAGAATTTCCTCAAGAAATATTTGTAATTCAACAAAAAACCGAACATAATAAATACCTTATCGAATTTGAGTTGGCTGCTTATATGGATTTTGAAGGAGTAGCTATACCAAAGAGACAAATAATCAGAGACTTCTGCAGTTATCAATATCGTAGATGGGATACTGGCACAGGACAATATCTATACGCAGATGTTTCAATTCAATGTCCTTATGGATTAGATACACCTGGGGATTATGGATATACAACATTAAGTAAATATAATACAAGTAAAACAGTTGATAAATGTGGTAAGAGATTTTCGGATTGTGAATTAAGATTTGCAGGTGATGCTGCATCGAGAGCTAAAAAAGCAGGTCAAACAGTTTATATTCAAACAGCAGAACCTGTTGGAAACAATGGAGATTACTGGTTAAAACTTAATTCTAATGCAAAAACATCTGATAAATGGTATCGAAAAAATGAAAGTGGAGTCTGGGAGGAAGGTAAACCAGATCCAATGTTTACAAGAGCATTTCCTGGAGTTTCAAGATTCCGAGGAAGATAAGGAGGACTGATGTTTGAACATCCTTTTGAATTGCGAATTATTAATGAAATCAAAAAACATGCTAAAGCTGAATACCCAAATGAATGTTGTGGGTTGATTGTAGATGACGAGTATGTGGCAATGGAAAACAAAGCAGAGGATATAATTCAAGACTTTAGAATTGATGAAACAGATTTTATTAAATATCGTAAAAGAGTCAAATGTATTATTCATTCTCATGCTGATTATCCACATTTATCAAAAACAGATATGATTCAACAGATTGCAACTAAATTACCTTGGGGAGTTGCATTTATTGAAAAGGGTGTTTATGAAGGAACAATTTTCTTTGGAGATCAGGTTAAACCATATCCTTTAAAAGAAAGACAATTTGTTCATGGAGCATGGGATTGCTACGGAATGGTAAGAGATTATTATAGAATAGAAAGAAACATTACAATCCCAATATTTCCAAGAGATAATTTTTGGTGGGAGAAAGATCCTTCAATGCTAAAGAATGGTTGTCACCAAGCTGGGTTTGATTACATAGATCAGACTCAAGCTAAGGAAGGAGACGCTTTCTTCATGCAATTGAAAGCTCAAGTTGTTAATCACTGTGGAATTTATTTAGGTAATGGAAAGATACTACATCATTTATATGGAAGACTGTCAAGAGAAGAACCTTTAGGACGTTGGACAAAATACATTACAGATTGGGTGAGGTATTCAGGATGAGAAGACAAGTAATTTTAGGTGGAGATTTAGTAGATCATTGTGGTGGTATTGAATCTCATACGTTTCATGTTGACTCTGTCGGTGAAGCTTGTAGAGCTTTGGATGCAAATTATCCAGGATTTAAAAATAAAATACAACGAGATGCTGAATACTATGTAGTTGTTGGAGACATTAAAGAAGAAAATGCACTCAACGATGAAACAATTTTTATGAATTTTCATCAAGGTGATATTCATATTTGTCCAAAGATTTCAGGTAGTAAATCAATGGTTGGAGCAATAGCAACAACTGTATTGGGTGTTATCTTAATGGTTGTTTCAATTTGGGTTCCTCCTGCTGGAGCATTGGGTTATGGTCTTATTACAAAGGGTCTTGTGTTCGGTGTTGGTTTATCATTATTTGCAGGTGGAATGATGGCAATAATCAGTCCAACTCCAAAGGTTAATACTTACGGAGATAGAGAAACAGCTGACAGCAGACCAGGATTCTTATTCGATGGACCTTTAAATACAACTGAGCAAGGTGGACCAGTCCCATTGATTTTCGGTAGGTTAGTATCAGGTTCAACGTTGATCTCTAGTGCTTTGGACACCGAGGACTATTAAATATGAAAAAAATTAATAAAGATATACACGGATCAGGTGGTGGGAAAGGTGGCGGTGATAAAGCTAAACCACCAGTTGAAGCTGAGAATACTTTAAGATCAAGAGCTATTGCAAGGTTTATTGATTTACTAGGTGAAGGTGAAATTGAAGGTCTTGTAAATGGTTATAATAGTGTATTCTTTGATCAAGTTCCTATTGAAGATGCATATGGAAATCAACAAATTGATGGTATTACTCGATACCATTTAATGCCTGGAGCACCTGATCATACACCTTTGACAGATATACCTGGATTTACAGACTTCCCAACAGCAGAATCTGAAACTATTGTTAATCTACCAGTTACAGTTTTGAATGGAGCTGTTTCAAAAATTATATCAAATACGGCAGTTGATGATGTTTCATTAACATTTTCAATTGCTGCTTTATATCAAATTGATTTATCGAATGGAAATACAAATCCATCAACTGTGTCTTGGTCTGTATCAATTCAAGGAACAGGAGCACCTGCAGCAACTATTGTAAAAACATTTATAAAAACAGGTAAATGTGTTTCTGCTTACCAAACAGAATACACAATTAGAAACATTTCTTCATTTCCGGGAACATATCCTTTTACAATTAGAGCCTCAAGACTTACAGCAGATTCAGCTTCAAACACACTTCAAAATACAATCTCATGGTATTCATACACACAAATAACAAATAGAGTTATGGTCTATCCCGACTCTGCCCTTTTTGCAGCTGAGATTGATGCATCTAAATTCGGGACAAGAATACCTGAAAGAGCATATGAATGTCATTGGTTGATAACTCAAATACCTTCAAATTATTATCCTTACAGTTATAAAACTGGAGCAGATGGAGGTGGAAAGGGTGGTGGATATTATGATGGGATATGGGATGGGTCATTCAAACCTGGTTGGCATTCAAATCCAGCATGGGTTTATTATTATCTTTTAACTAATAAACGAACTGCTTTAGGACTGGACCCTCAATACGTTGATAAATGGTCATTGTATGTTATTGGTCAATACTGTGATGAGTTAGTTGCAGATGGATATGGTGGTTATGAACCTAGATTTACATTCAATGGAAAATTAGAGAATAGAGAAGATGCAATCAATGTTTTGGCTAAAGTTGCTTCTGCATTTAGAGCAATGCCTTATTGGGCAGGTGGAACAGCAAGTGCATCACAAGATTCTCCAAAAGAAGCAACTAAAAATGTTACAGCAGCAAATGTAATTGATGGTCAATTTACATATACTGGAACATCAATCAAAGATAGACATACAGTTGTTAATGTTTCATGGAATGATCCTGATGAATTTTACAAATTGCAAGTCGAGTCTGTTGATGATGGTGATGGTATTGCAAGATATGGATACAAAGCATTAGACATTGCAGCAGTCGGTTGTACAAGTAGAGGTCAAGCATATAGATATGGTAAGTGGGCATTAGAAACAGAGCAGAATCAAACAGAGGCATTATCATATAAAGCTTCTGCAGACCACGCAGACGTGCTCCCTGGCGATATTGTGAATGTCCTTGATCCTCATTATGCAGATGTAAGAAACGGTGGTAGAACAGTCTCTGCTACGGGTAATACAATAACATTAGATAGTGCTGTTGTTCTTGAAATAGGAAGCACATATGAAATTTCTGTTACATTACCTGATGGAACTGTTGAAGAAAAAGAAGTTACAACAACACCAGATGGTAATGGTCATACAGTTTTATCAATATCAGGTTCATTCACAGAAGTGCCTTTAACTAATTCAGTTTGGATTTTAATAGCTTCAAATCTTATTCCTAGACAATTCATGATTACAAACATAAAAGAATCAGAAAAAAATATGTTTGAAATTATGGCAGTTTATTATGACCCAACCAAGTATGCAAGAGTTGAAGATGGTAAACAATTTGAAGATCCACCTATATCAAAAGTGCCTTCCGCAAACGATCCTATTACAGCACCTACTGCTTTAAATGCAGAAGAATATAGTTATGATGCTGGAGAGAGTCGTGAGTTTGGTATATTATTTTCATGGACTCACACAAGGGATCCTCGTTTCTTTCAATACACAGTTCAATATCGTAGGTCTGATCAATCATATGGTATGAATGATGAGTTTGTAACCAGTGATACATTTGTTGATATAAGAGATGTAACTGCTGGAACTTATAATATGAGAATAAGATCAACAGGTTTGGGTCGTGAATCTCTTTGGGTTGAATTAACAGAGTTTACAGTTTATGCAGATCCCGCAGCTCCATCTAATATTACAGGTCTTGAAGTTACCAACGGACCAAATGATACAACCTTCAATGGACCTGATTGTGAAATTAAATGGGATGAATTACTATTACAAATTGATGTTGATACGACAGATGTAAATATCAATACCTTAACCAAATTAAAAGATTATCAAATTGAAGTATTGAAATATGATGATACTCATTTAAGATATGAATTTACAACAGATGAGACATTCATTTATACCTTGGGTATGAATAAACTTGATAATGGAACTCCAATAAGAGATATTAAATTTGAATTATCTGCCAGAGATATTTATGGTAAGTTATCTGTAACACCAACAGTCCTTCTAGCAACCAATCCTGCACCAACAATGGCAGGTCTTACACCTACATTATTACCTATATTCAATGGTGTTAAAATTGATTGGTCAGCTATTACTCCTACCGACAATGATATGGCGAAATTCAGAGTCTTCTTTGATACATCCGTAACTCCAACAACTCAAATTGCTGAAGTTGGAGTCGATACTAACTATTGGATTGAAGCTGGTATTGATGCAAACTTCACATATTATGGACAAATCGAACCTTGGGATGAATTTGGGGTCGGTATAAGGTCTGATATAACAGGAGCACAACCAACCAAATTAGGTGCCGAAGATATTGATACTGAATTGATTGGGCGATTAACTTTATTAGATAGTCTTGGAAATGGTAACACTCAATTAGCACATTTATATGATAATAATTATATCAACACAGGTGGTATTACTTACAACTCTGGAGATTGGATTCAATATACATTTCCAGTTGAACAGTTACAAGATAGAGTTCACTTCTGGACTAATAGAGGTTCAATAAATTGTTATATAGCTATTTCAGATGATGCTGGTGCGACTTGGACTTATTTGAAAGCTGAAGCAGATCACACACTTGATATTAATGGAAGGTTAGAATATGCTAGTAATGAAGCAGATGCAATCACAAATTACTGGACAGCAAATGCAGGAGCAGGTCAAGTTAATACAGCATTATATCCTAATGGCACGACAGGGACAACTGCAAGAATTTATATATTAACAGCTACAGTTGGTATGTATGAATTACGATTTGTCGATCAAGTTATTGCTGAATCAATTGTAGCTAATGAGTTATCTGCTATAACAGCAAACCTTGGAACTATCACAGCAGGTATCTTACAATCAACAGATTTAGATGCAGATGAAGGTGTATTAATTGATCTTGATAATGAGTCAATCAAATTTGGTGGGACAGTTAATCCAGCTCTTGAATGGGATGGTTCTAAAGTTGAATTGAATATTGGAATTGGTGGTTCTATCAACGTTGCTGAAACTGGAACTCTGACTATCGGTGACAGTGGACAACTTTTAATGGGTGACAATAGTTATTTAAGAGTAGGTAATAATATTGAAATCACATCCGATGGAGAAGCTACTGGTCAAATATTAGTATCTGAGGATACAGTCGTTGACCCTATAACTAATAGATTGAATTTATCTGGAGTCGATTATGTAATAATTGATCAAGGAAATGTTACAACATATTTTTGGGATGGTGTAGATCATTTACCATATAAATCTTTAACAAGGATTGAAACTGGAGAAGCTAGCAATAATGATTGGGTTTTCATTGAAGGTGTTTTCAAAACAAGACCTCAAGTTTTTATATCTCCAAAAATTATGCCGACTTATGATAAGAGATATCCTGACCAAAGTCAATCATTTAGATTTGATGTT